TGGAAGACCAAGGACTTTGAGCATGACGGTGTGACTTGGTGGGGCCGCAGGGATCGCGGGGACTCTCAAGACATGGAACCCGCTGTGAACCTAAGCCTTAATCGCTTTGGAGTGCTGTAATGGAATATCGAAAGAAGATTGAGGAAGCACACCGGATTGCTGACGCTTTATTAGCACGAATCGAAGAAGATGCCAAAGCCCGTTGCGGCAGTGATGATTTCGCAAGACTCAATTTTGAAATTGGGATGCTTCACGCCACCATACGCAACCTGATGATTGACCTTGAGTTGTCCAAAGATGAAGTGCCCTGAATGCGGACTTAGGCTAGGTGTCCTAGAAACAAGACAAGCTGAAAATTGGATCAGGCGCACCCGAAAATGCCCGAACAATCACCGAGTGGTAACGCGACAGTTTCCGAACAGTCCGACCGAGACTATCGTAAAAGTGAGGAATTTCGTGCGGCCTGTGAAGCACGCTATGTCCTCACCAAGCCACTTGCCGAGCGTCGAAAATATCTTGAGGATGTGGGCACAGTTCGCGGAACCGCCGCCAAGCAATACCTTGAGCGAGTGATACGCGCAGAGTGGGAGAAAAGAAAAGCCCCCGCTAAGGGGGGCTAACCCGAGAATGCCCTAAGACTCGGGAAGGAGGACTGACAACTACGCGGTCATCATAGCGAGGTTGTTCCTGATGCGCTCATCTTCGGGCACAAATTCCAATGCTTTTTTGCAGTGTTCAATGGCTTCGTCTTTCAGCCCAAGATGCCACGCCGCGATGCTCAGATAGTCATGGGGCTTCTGTGTCCACACTGACGGGTCCATCGTATACACCGCTGCCTTGTCCTTAATCTCTAGGGCTGCGCGAGAAGCCGCATAGCAGTCAGGCCAATTGTTGAAAGCGTAGGACAATTCCGCAAGCCGCACCCACGGTTCCCGCGTGTAGGGGGCTTCTGCCGTAGCCCTGCGTGCCCAGGTCATCGCGGAATAATAGTCGCCCTTGGCTTGGTAGGCTTCGGACAGCAGGCGCATTGCATAGCACCGTTCGTTAGGCCACGCCGCCTCGGGCATCTTTAGATAGTGATTGAGCCTGTCTATCGCTTCATCCCACAGACGATAGAAGGTCAGTTCCCGAGCAAAGTAAAAAGCATTCCTAGGGCACCTAGGGTCTTCAGCAACTGCCATCCTAAGCAGCGGGAGATACTGACCCCGGCTTTTGGTTGGGTCGGGGTGGTGACTGACAAGCAACTGATCTGTGTCGGCATAGACTTCTGTAATCCGACCATCGGGCACCGGGTATTCGTGAACCGGGTGGTGCCACCGATAGCCGTGGCGTGCGTGTATCTTTTCGTACTTGAATCGGATGTTGTGGCCCCAGTCGAACATATAGCGAAGTCGGGTCGTTTCCCCGAGCTTCCACACCCGTTCGATTTCCTCGCGCCATCCCGGTTCTAGCACTTCGTCCAAGTCAAGACTGATGCACACATCAATGTCCCGAGGGATCAGGGCTAGGGCTGCGTCCCGCGCCTTATCGAAGCGCCAAGGGGTGATGCGGATGTTGTAGACCGATGCGCCACACTCTTGCGCCTTTTGCGCCGTGTTGTCCTCAGAGCCGGTATCGGCAATCAGGATCAGGTCAGCATCCTTAGCTGACGCGCAGAATCGTTCTACAAACTGTTCTTCGTTCTTGCTGATCGCATAGACGCAAATTTTCATGTCTTGTCTTAGAAAAGTTGGCACTCGGCTTGTCTTCGTTTGACTAGCCCCGGCAGGACTTTGCCGCCGCCACGGGTCCACAACATCAGTTGTTCCTTGGCACCGTCCCAATCCTGTGCGTTGATTTTCCTGCGTAGCGTGGAGGTTTGCAACCGCCCGACTCCCAGGTTGTAGACGAAATCCACAATCGCATTGAACTTGCTTGGATCACTTGCCAAGACGGGACAGAGCCGCAGCACACCCGGCGCATAGGTGTGCTTCAGTTCAATCATAAGCAAAGCGTCCGCATCCTCTTTGCTCATTGGCGCATCGGTTAGATGTACCTTTCTGCCATCGGCATAGTAGGTACTTCCATATCCGATGGTCGGAATGCCCGCCGGACAAAGGTAGGGCTTGCTGCTGAACCCTTCAAACCTTCGGCAGAGTTCCGCTGCAAGGTCGAGGTTCATAGCCCGCGCTGTTTCAGAGTCCGATCAAGGAACCAATAGTTAATGGTGCCCGAGACTAGCGCCATAAAGTCTGCGGTCATCATCGTTTCGAACACTTCACGCGGGGCTGCGCCTTGTAGCCAAGCATTCCACGCAAACCATAGATGCACGAATGACCAAAGCAGAATGACCCAATAGGTCACCACCGGTCGGACTGATGCGCTTAGAGCCGCTGCCCATCCTCCCGCAGCCTTCGCCATTTCTGCCTGCTGATTGATAGCCGCGTTGAATGCGTCCATCACGCCAACATCAATGGCTGCGTCCCGCGCCGCACCAATTTCAGCCAACTTCTGCTGACCACGAATTTGCTCTAGGTCGCACTGCCGTTGGAACATCAGCAGTTCATGGCTGCGCTCATTCTTCTTATCGAAGAATTTGAGAACTTCGGGAGCAAGCCGAAAGATGCCGCCGAGCAAGGAACCAAAGATGCCGCCGCTGAGTAGTTCCAACATGATTAGCCCTTGCTAGTCGTAATGGTGTCATCGCCTTTGGTGACCGTGACCTTATCGCCCTGCACCGTGACGCGCATGGGTTGTTCAGGCTTGTCGAGCCGGTCGAGCTTGTCAATCAAGTTCTTGATGACTTCAAACTCGGGCTTGTCTTGCTTAGGCGAAGCACCCGCAATGCCATTGAGCATAGAAATAAGCGCAGTCAAGGCCGCGCCAAGCAAACCCATCACTGCCGCAATCTTTTCATTTTCAAGGACGATAGACGCGCCAACACCGATCACCACAATAGCAGTGATGTAGGCAAGACCATGCTTGCCAATTGCCTTACCCGCAACTTCCTTAGCAGTGCTTTGAGCTTCAAGCCGGTTAAGTTCAGCCTGCGCTTTAGCTTTGAACACCGAAAGTTCGTCGCTCATTTGTCTGCCTTGTGATCTAGCTTGGCAAAGATTTGCCTACAAATGTCCTTCAGTTCGTCTATGTCGCGGTGATAGGTGTCCTTGGTGACATAGATGTGCGGCATCTCGCGCAAGTCTTTATCAATCCGATTGATCGTGCGCGTGATGTTGTTAAGCACCCATCCACCAAGGAATGCGGCCACACCAAAAATGCTGTTGATAAAGATTTGCGATTCCATGATTTCGAATGTGATGAGCACTAAAATCGGATTGCCATTATGTTAATTTAGCGTAATGAGCGATTTGTCGATTGTTGGCATTACTTCCCCGTTGTTGCAATACATATAAATGTCGCTGCCCCCCGGCAAAAGCAAATTCAGTCAACCGAGGGCTAGAACTATATGGTGCGCTACCAAGATTTAGAGTATAAATGGCATTTGTTGTTCCGCCATTTGGGATATTAAATGCCGATGCGGATGCAAATTGACGCAATAGTTTTGCTTGACTATCAATAACAAAAAACCATTGCCCCTCATAACTGAATATGGATTGGAACATATCATCATTGGTTCCGGGAGAGGTGGTGGTTGATCTTGCAATGTTAACAAATGTTCCCGGATTCCAAGCAGTATTCATGTTATATTGATGCGTAACATTTGTATTGCCATCTTGCGTTGTAATTCTAGTTCCGTTTCTTGAAACAACTCTAGTATAAGCATTACCGGAAAGATTCAAATTATTTCCAACCAAACTTGAAGATATAGTATTAACCATCCAAGCTGATGATACATTGTATCTAACCATAGGGCCGGTGTTGTAATTACCAACTATGAAGAAAGTTCCGTTTGGTTCCCATGTCATACCCATATGACCTGTAGATTGTCCCGCGCCAATATTTCCCGATCTAAAACCGGAAGTCGTTGCGGTTGAAATTGCAAACGGTGTTGCCATAGTAAATTGATATACATTATTGCTACCGTAATCATTAATGTAGAAATACTTACCATCATCGCTCACCGTCATAAGATATGGATTTGGAGAGCCGCCTACATCAACATAAATATTATTAAATGATGGACTCAATTCCAAAATATCGACATATGTAAATTGGCTAATATCTAGTGCTGAATCCGGAATTGGACCCAATTCAGTCAATGCCCCAAATCCCAACCCGCGAGCAGAAGCCACTCCTCTTGTGCTAAGTAAAGGCATATTTACTCCTGAATAGGCAAAATTACAATGCCAACTTCATTATTTGCAAGCTGACGAAAGTTTTTTACAAAATCAGAACATTCTTGTTCTGTTCCAAAAAACTGAACTTCTTTTACAAATAAGCGGTTTTTATCTAAAAAATGAAGTTCTACTTTATGTGTTGACATAAATCAACCTCAAGCAAATTTGGTTTGCGATGCAAAAATTGTAAAAGTGCCTGAGCCAGTTTTTACAATTACATAAGTGTAAACATCAACGCTATTTGCGTTGCCTGATGTTGGAGCAGAACCACCCTGCCATTTTGGTGTTATAGAATTTCCGTCTACTTGCACAGAAGTGTTGTAGTAAGCGGTGCCGCCTTGCGTAGTCAAAAACGCAACCGTTACACTTCGTCCTGTGGGCATAATGCTGTTTAATGTAGTTGTACCATTACCTCTAAAATTTATTGTCCAATTGCCTGAAGCATTTGATGTAAAATACATAACAGATTGATCTGTTATATCAAAATCCATTGTTCCGCTAACAGGGCTTATGCCCAAATTTATTACTTCTGCGGCATTTGTTAAAACAATTGCTAATTTGTTAGTTGCGCCCGTAAAAGTTTGGGTGCCCGTCCATGTATTATTCGCAGATAACGAAACACCCGGCGCGGGGGTTGTGGATTCCCAAGTCGTGCCATTAGATGTCAACACATTGCCGCTACTTCCCGGCGCAACAGTTTGCAGCGCGGAAGTACCGTTGCCGAGCAAAACATTATTTGCCGTTAGAGTTGCCGCACCCGTGCCACCGTTGCCGACCGGAAGCGTGCCGGTTATGTCAGCAGTGGAAATATTAAGCTGATCCCACGAAGCATCTGTGCCATCAGTCTTGAGATATTTGCCTGATTGCGCCGCCTGCGCGGGCAGCAGGGCATTCAATGCAGCATTGGCAGTTGTTTGACCCGTGCCGCCATTGGCAATCGGCAATGTGCCCGTGACCCCGGTGGCAAGATTTGTCGCAGGAATTGCTGACCATGTTGGGGCACTTGCACCCGCGCTAGTAAGAACCTGACCGGATGTACCGGCTGCGGTAAAAGCAAGTTCAGTCCCGTTGCCGTAAGCTGCGCCCCCGGCAGTTGGGTTGTTGTTTCCATTGATCGTGACCGGCATTTTTTCACTCCAAAACTGTTAATAGATTAGCCGCTTTTGTTTGCCTAGAATTTACTCAGGTTTAGAGGGCCATTGAATGTTGTTTGGGAAGCCCGTTTGCTGCGGCACATCCCGAAGGGCTTGACGATATGCAGCCCACTTGTCTTTAGTAGCCTGCGGAACATCGGCAGCTTGCGTCCAATCGGTTTCAATAAGAAGCAAATTGCGTTGTGATCGAATCAGCTTTGCTTTTTCCTCTACAGACAATTCTGACTTTGGAGGAATAGCTTTTTTGCCATCCCACAACCAACAATTTTGCGCCTCATCGGGCACTTCAATAAATTTATCTGCATAAGATTCGACAAACAAAATATGTGGTGGAGTCATTACTACATCACGCAAGACCCCATCATCATTGAATGCATATTTCATATTGCACCCTTATGCATAAATCAAAACCAAAGCTGCACCGCCGATTCCGGGCGTGCCACCGTTATAGATGCCGCCGCCGCCACCGCCGATTCCACCATTGCCGCCGCGACTGCTGCTGCCATTAGATGATGCGCCGCCGCCGCCACCACCAAAACCACCATGACCACC